CACCACCACCACCACCACCAGCTATGGCTGATTGCAAGGCTAATAGTGCAGAAATAATTCCACCCGTATTTTTCGGATAATCAGTTGTCAATGTTCCTCCTGCCGCAACGATGCAGGCTTGTATGGCAGAAATGATTCCACCAGTGTTTTCAGGGTAAGCTGCCATGTTTTAATTTTACTTGATAATGACAGGAGCATTAGCTGCGCCACCAACGACAGATTCCACCATGGGGTATTCAATACCTCCTTGGTTGACTACTGCTTCAAACTGTTGAGTAGCACTATTAAAGATACGTAATCTTTGAGTACCCCTTTGTAACCACCAATCGTTTTGTCTGCACCAAGATACTAAAGGTTGTTCAGCATCATTCCACAGCATAGGCAAAGATGAAGGTCTGATGTTATCTCTGACGTCTCCTCCTGGGAAAAGTTCTAATCCTACAACTTCTGCTAATGATAAAATATAACGATCATAATTGATTCGACTGCGAGCGTTATATTCGCTGTATACTCGATCATCAAAATCTCTTTCTAATTGATCTGAAAAAGCTCTAAGGTCATCATTCTCGATAGGATAATCATTAGGCTCATACCAAGGAACTCCAGCTTCCCACCTCATCGCATGCATATGTTTACATTCACGTCGTTCATCGATCCGTCTAGGTAAGCTTCTCCACTGTCTGTAATAACCTACACCTTCTTTCTCCCACGCAGAGAATACATTTCTACTGGCATTAGGAAGAGGAAAAGCATCTATTCCTCCATTTTCTTTTGGAAATTCTAGGTTTGCTAACGCACCTCCTAAGTGATCAGGGCAGCAACAAAAAAACTTATGGGAAGAGCATAAATGCCTGCCACTACTAGTATTCCATACATTGGGGTCGGCAGGGTCATAATCTAGTTTCTTCCAATAAGTTGTATTATTAACCTTAACTCTTCCATATGCTTTTGATAAGTCAAATGTTAATGTCATTGCACTGCTACTAGCAGCGATCAATGTTAAAGCAACACTACCAACTGGATTCTCTATAACATCCGCAGGATAATTATTTCCGCTCGCTGTATCTTCGAATTGATCTCCTATAAATACGTTGAAAATGCTAACTTGCGTTGCATTTAAAACTCCGCTGACGTCGTAAACTAATGTATGATTTGCAGGATTTGGATCAGAAGTAAACGTTGATATGGCAGAAGAACTTAAAGGTTGAGGCAGAATAATACTTCCACGAGTTCGAGTACCCACGTACCAAGCTCTTTCTGGACTTGATTTACTAGGAAACAGTGTCACTATATCTTTTGAAACACCACTAACCGCACCTGTAGAGAAACGAGTATTGCTATACAAAGCCTTATCATCCCACGAGCGACCTAAGCCGTAGTAATACGCTTGTCCTAATTGCCAACGTTTGTAATCTGTAGTGCGATTGTAGTTTTCTAAAACAGTAGGAAATGTAATAGTTCCATACTCTCCTAAACCAGATGTTTTATTTGGATATAAACCTTTCGCCTTTGGAGTCAGACCACGACTCATTGATTGAAGACCAAAGCCACCACCCAAAGAAGTAGACCCTAATCCTTTTGCCATTTATAGATATCTTTTATCAAAGAAGAAACTAGTATTTCTTCCTGCTCCTTTCTTCATTCCAGACTTAGCGTAAGGTCTATCATCTCTAGCTCTAGGTCCAGCAGTAATCATTCCTGGGTCATCGCTTTGGTTGCTATAACTTGCACCACCTGACTTTAAGTTGGTCGGTCTAATACTTGCTTGATTACCACCTACAGTTCTACCTGTTGTCAAACGAGAAGTTCCTCTTGTGTAGGCACCGACTTCTCCGCCTGTATAACTTGAATCACCCTTGTCTAACCTGTCACGATCACCTTGTGTTAATGCAAATAATTCTTGGTATTCTTTTTTCTTGTTGGTATAAGACTGCGTAGGGTCTTCTTTGGAATATGCGCCTGAAGGATCATCTAAAGGATCAGACTCATTTCCCGGTCCCATCCAATTACCTTCATCACCCGGATCAGTTCCACTCCCTGGGTTAGTACTAGTATTGTCATCATCATCGCCAGTTGTATCTTTCTGACACGCAGTGCCGTTCCATGTATAGCCTGTCTGACAAGTTGGGGTTGTGTCATCATCATCTTCTACGCACGTTCCATTCACCATGCTGAATCCTGGATCGCAACCAGGATCTGGTATCTCTATAGCTTCGCATGCACCTGTAGCAGGATTTCTTGTCTGCCCATCAGGACAATCACCTACTGGAGTCTCACCACACTCTCCTGTTGCATAATTAACATTCATTGCAACGCCAGTGCTATCAAGGCATTTCTTCTCGTCTGAACGATTGATATTTGCTAAGACGGATGCTCTAGCCTCTTCTGACGACATTCCACCAGCCATGAGAGTCTCTAAATCTTTCATCCAATATTCTCTTCCTCCTGTTAAATTCCCGTCAACGCTACCATCATCCCAACCTGCTCCTACACCTGCAGCACCACTAGAAGGATCGATGCCTGATAGAGGACGCTTTAAAACACTCTCGTAAATTCCTGCAAGCCAAGCCTCATCATTTAAACCTATATCTCTTGAAACATCAGCTCTACTTTTGCCAGATTTTAATTCGTCTAGCCAATAATCTGCTCCGGTAATATCTTTACCAGTAGGATCTAGCTCTCTATTCAATTGATCCTTATATTGATTCTTTAGCCACTCAGTAGAAGTTTTGTCGAATTCAGGAGATTTAAGGAATGCGTTCTTAATTTCAGCGAGAGGAGTTCCACTTTTTAAACTTTTAACCCAATAGTCCTTACCTGTAGCATCTGAATCTCTACCTAAAATATTTTTGTATAAGTCTTCAATTTTCTCTTCATCAGAAAGTCCAGTTGTAGTTATTGTTGAAGACGAAGAGGAACTGCCACCTCCGCTGTTATTGCTACTTGAAGAAGAGTTGGAAGACGCAGCGGTAACAGTAGTGTTAGGGGTATTAACAGACCCCGAAGATGATTTTACAGATGATGCAATATTATTAGCTGTATCGTTGAAAGCCGTTTGATAGCTTTTAGTTAAGCTAACCTTGCCTAAATTTTGTTCTTCATGTTGTCTAGCAGCTTGCTTAGTTGTCGCATCTGTTAGGTTGTCAGACAAACGAACAGTGGAAGCATTAGCAACACCTTTAGCAGTGTTTGTTTGTTCTCTTCTTTTAGCTTCATCAGAAGCATCAAAAGCATTAGCTACTGAACTTAAATCTGCTCCTTTTTCTATTTGTTTTGTCCAATAGGCTTTACCTGCCGCATCAGGTTTTCGTCCAAATTTTTCTTGGTAAAGATTGTCTAGATAAGTAGAGGTCGAAGCTGCAGAAGACATAATTTAGAAGAAGCCACCTTGAGCAAATACATGAACACGAGTAGTTACAGCAGGAGAAGCTAAAGCCGCTGAAACACCTACATATAACAAAGCTCCAGATGGAACATATAGTCCTGTATTCTTCTTATCTGTTTCTGAGGGATAAGCTGCTATCGTTGCAGCAGGGCTTGCCAAGTTAGGAACAGGAACTGTTAAAGGAGGTAATGAAATATTTGTTCGATCACCTACAGCTACTGAAGCAATAGCGCCATTGGCTACACAAGCAGTGTTTGCTGTTGTTATAGCACTAGCTGTTGTTGCTGTGCTTATAAATGCAAGGACATATTTAGCTGACGTTGACGCCTCGGTTGCGATAATTGACAAACTATCGATGATAGCTCCATCATTAGCGGAACAATCTACTAACACTGTGCATCCAGCTCCTGCAACGGTGTTAAAGTTGGTTTCTGTTGATAATGCTGCTGCGCCACCAATGTTGGCAAAAGAATGCAATGGTCTGTCGACCAAAAGCGGCATCTTGTTTGAACTTGTGCTAGCCATTGAATACCTCGTCTATACGAATTTTATAGGTTTTTGAAGTTGCCTACACTCCGAATGACTTAAATACTCCGTCAGGCAGTTGAACAGAATCATCTAATGGGACATTTCTCTTTGGCCCACTATTCATTAAGCCTACTCCAGTACTCATGCCTCGTCTTACTTCTTTAGGGGGAATTACTTTTCCGGGTTTTTCTACTGGAACAGGAGGAGGGCTGAAACTAGAACCTCTTTGATTAGGTTTTACGAATACTGGATGCTCACCCTCGATACTTTGAAAAGCATCTCCGTAAGGATTGGTGCGATTAACCCAATCGCTAGGCTCGTAAGATCTAGCGTTCAAAGGGTTGTTAGGCATCCCTCCTTTACTTCCTGCGAAATATTGATCAGTCGCTGTGTGATCTTTTTGGTTAAACCGCCATCCGCCTGATGGTGCTTGCTCTTTTGCTTTCTTTGATTTTTTATTCATTGGTTTAACCTATGATTGCTTGTCCAAGACTAGATCTTGGATTTTTTCTAAATGCTTCTAAATTGTCGACGTCTCCGCCTTTCGGAAATTCTAACGCTCTTATTTTGTATTGATTAACTAAATCATTTGCTGGATTGTCAACATTACCATCTAACCCATTAATATTGGCTCCTTCAACTCCAATATCATTCGATGCCACTAATGCGGAAGAAGGTTGCATGCTGGAAGAACCTATACCTGTGGAACTTGTTAATCCACCTGCTTGATTAGCAAGAAAACCTGTACCTGCATCTTGCGTTAATAAATTGGCTCTGTTGCTTGCTGGACTTGTAAAATTCCCTGCACCTATAGCAGAACTAACGTCAACATCAACCTTGTCAGAGGATGATGCTCCTTGCTGAGCATTTTCAATTGTTGCTTGAGTAGTTCCATTGGGTTGAATAATATTCTCACCCATTGCATATCCCAAGCCTGCTCCTATAACAGTTCCCATCCCTGGGGCAATTGCAGTTCCTATTACACCACCTATGAAGGCTCCTGGTCCTCGACCTAGTAAGTTTTGCTCTTGAGTAAGGTTATTGCTGCCTCCATATTGCTGAAGCATCTCCGTCTCATTTGATTTCTTTGTCGCATCACCATTGATTGTATAACTCGTGCCGTTGACACTAGGACCAGTGTCAGAGAAATACTGTTGATTTTCTGGTTTCATAGCCCAAGGATTGCCTTCTTCCTTTAAAGAGTTTAGTTTTATTAGTTGTCTTTGCCTCGCTAATTCTTCTCGGCCAGTTAAATTTCCCGCTGGTCCATATTTTGCAATATTGTTTACGAAATTCTTGTTAGGTTCTTTTTCATTTTTCAGCCCTCGAGCATTCCAATCAAAAGGTGCGAATTGGTCAGGACCGAAAAGCCCTGGTTTAAAGAACGGATTTCGACCTAAATCTCTTTTTGTGTTTTTGTTACCTTGACCCACGAATCATTACCTCCAGTTTTGTGATCCAACAGCTTGAGCTATTCTTGTGCCTACAGCTGTATCTGCTGGGCCTTTAATAGCCATAATGAACTCTGATCCTGCTCGATCAAAGGCATATCGTCTAACTTCATCTCTACGATAGTTGGCTACGTAAAGGGTTTCAGCTAGGCGATCAACTTCTCTTAAGTATATCTCTCTATAATCCTTATCAGCCTTGACAGGATCTGATTGATAGATGGCACGATCTGTGTCACCTGTAATCCTTTCTATCCTGCTTGGTTGAGGTTGAGTTTCGACACGAAATACTTGCGATAACTTGTAAGCTTTATCGCAACGATCTAAGTGTTCAATTACTCGTGAATAGAAATAACTATCTGGAATACGAGCAACGGCTTCTTCAAGACGAGCAATATCTCCAGCAGGTAAATTAGCACCTGTGTTATAGCCGAGGTGAAACCGACATCGGCTTTTGTCGTAGTCGTTTAATTCCAATAGCTATTCAGCTTATCTCTTTCTTATTGTAGGTAAATCAAATCGTTCTTAAATACTTCGTCCCAATCGACACGAGTGATCTTACGGAGCTGCTCTAAGTTCTTGAATTTTTCGCCTGGTAAAGATAAACGTAACTCAACAATTTTCTTAGCAGTGGCATACCCTACTCCTTTGACAGTCTTAGCAATACCCTCTGCAGTGGCTAAATTCAAATTCAACCTGTTGTCAACAGGGATCACTGACTCAGGTATTTTATCTTCTTCATCTTTCATTATTTCTGGTGTTTCTATTTTTCCACCAGTTTTACCTTTGCCGGGCTCGTAAGCTTCTAAATCAGCAAGAGCAACGTACTGAACTACTCCCGTAGCATTTTTGACCATGGCCCAATCTTTGTCGTGATGTCCAATGAAGTCCACGATCTGACCATTCTTCAGATTTTGATATAACGCCATAACAATAAAAAAGAGGCACCTTATACAAGATGCCTCCATCATAGGGACAAACAGAAGTTTTAGCTTCTATTTAAGTCTCAGTGATATAAGGAACGAAAGTTGAATCAAGTCCTGGTACGTCATCTTCGACGAAGTAAGCAACTTCAACGATGATTGGTGTACCACCAACAGCAGTAGAAGATAGGTTGCTACCTGCTGCATTGTTAGCTGCATTACGCACGAAGACCTTAAGAGTCTCAGCGCCAGCTAATGTCTTAGCTTCTACAACTCCTTTCTTTGCAGAAGTAGGAGCAATAGTTGTAAGAGCAACTGCGATTCCTGGGGTAGAAACTACTGATGTAGTAATACTGCCAAGAGCAGAAGCTGCGGCATCCTTAACTGCAACTACGTCTGTGTTAGTACCGACTAGACCAGAAGTAGCGGTTCCAGAGTCCTTATTCTTCCTTGTGTCAGGAATACGAATACCAACGTGGTATACGTTTGCATCTGCAGGGATAGTTAGACCAGTGATATTTGCACGAACTTTGTCGTCGCCACGCATATCAGGACTTGGAATGATTACGTCAAACTCGGTGCCACCTGTGGAGTCAACGAGAGCATAACCAATTTTTTGGTAGTACTGTCTACCAGGAACAGCCACAACAGGCTGACCTTGATAACTACTGAGTGTTGTAACCCAGTTTCCAGGGAAAATCTTTTTAGCCATTGTTATTAGTTACCTCCTCAATATACGAATGAGTAAGCAACAGTTATGAAGTCCTTGTTAAGGATTTCAAAACCAGCAAAAAGGGACCAGATCATAATGATGAAGCGTGAAAAGTCATCATTATTGTTTAATAAAATCTGGGCATTATTGCCTCCAATACCAACACCAACTGCTTGAGGTCCGAAGAATAACATTGGAGCAATGTTGTAATCTGCAGCACCAGCGGCAGCTACAGGAACAGTTGCATTAATAGTCTTCTCTGGTAAGTTGGTTGATTCGAACCATCTTACGCCCTCGAACAAAAATCCGGTAGGCATCACCGGCTGACCAGCTACGAAACCAGCTTGTCCGTAAGCTGGACCCATACCTTGGAAGAAGTTGGCATTAGGTGCCTGTTCAGGAGACATAGGATTCACCATGCCGTTTCCTGCATAGCGAGCTATCTCTCTAAATGCGTCGTTCTGACGAAGATGCATCATTGCTGTTGGATCAGCAATACATCTGTAGTAGCCGTCGCTAAAAGTTGGAACGTTACGCTTACGCATGTCTTTTACAACTTGCAGTAAGTCAGTCTTTACGTCGAACTTAGCTGAGACGCCTGCACCATATGTGAAGAATGGAGCTGCTGCTGCTTTAGCTGAACCACCTGGGAAGTAGTAACCACCCTGGCTGTCAGATGCGTTTCCGTTAGCTTCTGCTTTAAATAGCTCGTCTGCGAAAACCCTGTCACGCCAACGTCTGTAGTCGTCTAAAAGAGTAAGACTACCTATGCTCTGATGAAAAACGTTGAGGTTGCCGGTATCAAGTAGCAATCTCTGTGCTGTTAGCAATGTCTCACGCGCAACCTTGAAGGTTGAAGGAGAAGTTGCATCGGTAGGATCTGCAGGACCTGTGTACTCTTTCAAGTTGACAAGTACTTTATCCTTAACGATATTTCTGCTAGATGCTGTACCTAGTGTCTGATCCGCTGTACGCTCTCTGGAATCCTTATTACCAGGATTTCCCCAGAAGCGATACCTATCTAGCTGGACCGTTTGGCCCGGCTGTTTAGCGAAATCGTGTACCACTACAGGCCCTACAGCCATCTCGATGATATAACCGGGATGGGGCCTATAGAGCTCCGCGCCTAGCAGTTTTGGGAAATCATTATCAATCCACATTGGGGATTTCTAACTCCGAAAACTTATAGTGAACAAAACACGACATTTATCGTGCTATTAACTACTATAGAGAGTATGTATAGGGAGAAACATTGGACGTAATCGACGTTCGAGGATTGCTTGGACTGCTTATAGGAGATGGCAGCCTCGTCCCGTATCGCACTCCTGGTGGAGGTTATATACAATTAACCTTGACCGCAGGAGCATCTGAATCTGCTTTTTTAGAAGAAAAAGTAAAAGAATTTCGGAATTTTATTCACACTAAAGCCCAAATTGTGCCCTATAGAACCACACCTAGGTCGAATGGGAAGACAACTCCCATATTGAGATTTAGAGTATCAACCAATAAATTACGTCCTATTTACAACCTCTTATATCCAATAGGTGAGAGACAAATCACAGCTACTACGTTAGATTTGCTAGGTGCTCAAGCAGCTGCGTGGTTATGGGCGGAAGGAGCTCGCTTAAGAGACGACCAGTCATTCTCTTTGACGAGAGTTGGCAGTACTAATGAAGAGGCTTTATTATTCTCTGCTTGGCTCAATATGTTGACAGGTGCTTCTTCTACTATCGAAGATAACTACGTCAAGCCTAGGTTAAGGTTTAATCCAAGTCAGACAAGGAAGATACAAGCAGCATTGCAACAATATGCCCCTAACAGTAGAAAACATCTTTTCTTAGGAGAGCAATGGGATGTCAACTCGATTCGTAACGCACGCACTGAGTTGCAGTTTAGGGAAAGGCAAGATAGCCCTCAAAGGGAAGAGGAAGCGTCCATGGTTGGAAGTTGTGAGATCGGAAACAGAGAGGAGTTTTCTTAAATATCAACTCAAACTGCTCAAAGAATTACACGAAGGGCCTATCGATTTTTATCAGGATCGATTAGCAACGAATTCTTATTACGACAAGGAACGCTTTCGTTTCTACGGAGATCAGCTATATCGAGCCTATGAATTGCTGTATCCTCGAGATCATCGTTATATTTCACCAAACGTTTTAGAAATAACTGGCACAAAAGGCTTGGCATATCTTTGGCTAGATCAAGGGAGGGTGAACGGCTTAAGAGGTTCCCTTCGAGGTAGGTATTCTCCTGAAGAGTATCAAAACATCTCTGATTATTTAAATTCACTGGGAATCCAAGCAACTCCGCATGCAAATCAACTCTCAACTATTGAAATCTGCTTATCACGTCAAGGATTAAGATTATTATTAGAAATCATTGATGTACATTTACCTAAAAATACGTACAATAAAATGTCCCGAAGAAGAACTGCGGTAGGGACCTAATCACTGCCAGGGGTTGGAGTTTTTGTAGTTTCCTTCATCCACTAAACGACTGATCGTGCGTCTAGCTAACGTGCGTAGCACCTGGCATTTCTTTTTTACCTAAGATATAATCGAGCCTTATCTTTTTTATAAGTGACCTCAGTCACTAATTCAATCAATAAACTGACAGGTGCTTACGGAGGAAGTGATAAGACCTCTGCATCTTTCTTGCGACCCGAGCATGTTAAATATAATTCTTTTTCTAAAGCTAGAGATCTTGGAACAGTCGTAAACCTCAATACAACTATTACTGGAACGGTCGGATCTGAGGTAGGAGCCAATACTCTTTATTTTAAAGTTACAACACTGGGGGAGTCTGATTTACTTCTAACCAAGCAAAACATTCATAAGCATAAAGATAAATATATCAGCGTTGGACTCCTCGACTCTGATCGCAAACCAATCCAACGTACTACTGCTGGTTTTGGTTATTTGAATGAAATTATAAATACTATTCCAATAGAAGCGAACTTACAGCTACCTAAAGGAACTTATTATTTCACAGTTAGTAATTCTCAATGGCAACAACTGCCATTTCAGATAGGCGTTCAAGTTATTCGATACATTCTGCTAGACGGTGAAGCCTCAGGTTCGATTCACTTATCAGGAAGAATTGGATTGGTCAAGATGTTTGGAGTAGCATCTGGAACCTCCGACTCAACACTCACATTACTGCCTAAAGCTCTTATTAAGCCTTTAGTAGGCTTTGCAGAAGGTCAAGCTGCTCCTTATGCTGAAATAGCCATCATGAGAGGTACTGCAACCTTACGGAATGTTAACTACGGAAGATTAAAAGCAACTTGGAGAATTGGTGGAACAGCTTCCGGTTCGAGTGCTAATACAGCTACACTAAATGTTACGACCCCTGGTGGTGGTTACGGTCCTTAAGGTCTTAGCTACTGTCAGAATATAGATGAAGAACTAAAGCAAGCATGGCATTTTCTCAATATCTTGCAACCAAGATTCTGAGCTGGGTAAAGAACTCAACCTTCCCTTCAGCACTGTCGAACGTATACGTCTCTCTGCATACAGCAGATCCTGGTACTGCAGGGACAAATAACGACGTAACAGCATCTGTTAGGGGTGTAGCTACGAGAGTATCTATAGCAAGTACTGCCTTCAGTTCAGTGGGAGCAGCTTCTGGAGGAGGATATGAAATAACTAACTCAATGGTTAGCCAAATGACGACTAGTGCTCAAAATTCTAGTCCTCTTACAATTTCACATTTTGGACTGTGGGATACCAGCAGTGCAGGCAACTTCTTAGCGTCAGGAACATTAACGACTAATGTAGAAGTCCAATTAGGAGATACAGTTCAGTTCAATAGTGGAGCAATGGCTGTCAAGGTCATCTAATCCCTGAAAAACAACCGTTGTTAAGCATATCGATAGAGATAATTCCAGCATCTGAGTTGTATTTATAACCTCCCTTCCATCTGGACTTCAACCATTGGAAGAAATGTTCGTGTTCGTAATCAACTGGATATAAATCCAAGGCCTTGCCTTGCTCATAAGCAGATCCAGATGGTTCTCCCATTTCCCTGTTATATGGCTCAGGTCTAAACCCTCCCGCTACACCTATATAGCCGTTCCAAGCCTCTCTGATGATATTGAATTCACGTGCAAGTGTTATCAGGCTCTCCTCTTCTCTGCTGCCCCTCTCAGGAGCTTTTCGAGGGTCATACTGCAGTAATTCTCCAACTGTCT